AATGCCTAGCAAAACGGGCAAAAATCCCGTCGTCCGCATGTTCCCGATCGGCACCAACGCCGCCAAAGACGAGGTATATTCGTCGCTCCGCGTCACAAAACACGGTCCCGGATACTGTCATTTTCCCGATCTGCCGCATTACGACGACGCTCACTGGAAACAGCTTTGCTCCGAGCGAATGGTCACGCACACACGCGGCGGCCGCACATACCGCACATACGAAAAGGTCGGTGCCAACGTCAGCAACGAGGCTCTCGATATCCGGTGCTACGCAATGGTCGCCCGGATGATCCTAAACCCAAATTATGAGCGGATAGCAAAGCGGGTCTTGCAGCATCCCGAAGCCGCGGACCGGGCGGAAGACGTGAGACAAGAGACAGGAGACGAGAGACCAGATCCGCCGACAACGCCGCGGCCGACAAAGAACGTCGTGCCGTTTCGGGGCGGCAGTTTGACGAAAAACAATCCGTTTCGAGGATATAAACCATGACAGCAACAGTAAGAACGATCGAACCGACGCAGATCACTACCCGCGAAGAGGTGCATTGGACCAGATCGTATGCCGATTATCCGGCGTCGCTCTGGCAGCTTAACTATTATTTTCGCGGCCCCAATTCGGCGACCGGATTTAATGCCGCTTGGGCGACCGAGGTGACGGCGGACGGCGACGATTTTGACATCGTCGTGCCCGCGTCAAAAACCGATGACATGACCGTCGCCGGGACATACATCTGGCAAGCGTGGCTGACCGAGATCGCCGATACGACGAACAAGATCAACGTCAATAGCGGTTACACGCTCGTCAAACGCGGATTCGATCCCGACGCCGACGAAGAGATCGACACGCGGACGCAGAACGAGATCATCTACGATTCGATAAATGTCGCCTTACTCGCCTTCGGCACCAGCGACGTTCTCGAATACGAGATCACAACGCCCGCCGGATCTCGCCGCGTCAAACGCAGCGACAAAACGCAGCTAATGACGATGCGATCGACCTACGCCACGCTCGTCACCAACGAACGAGCCCGAGAACGCGTCCGCAACGGCGGATCGTTCTTCCAGAGCGTCAAAGTGAGGATGAGGGACAAATAGATATTGTCAGAACCGCCTGCGTAAGAGGGCGGCGTGGAGTCAACAACCAATGAAACAGCAAAAAAAGACACTCACCGCAAGGCTAAGGGAAGCGTTCTGGCCATCGACGACCGTCAAACGCCACGCGGCCGCCCGATCGAACCGGTTCAATTCGGGCTGGACGACGCAGCCGACCGGTGCCAATTACGAGACGCGGATGTCTTTGTCGCCGCTGATCGCACGCTCACGCGAGGCGGCACGCGACGATCTGCATATCGTCAGCTATCTGCGGCTGATGCGATCCAATGTCATTGGGCAAAACGGCATCGGGCTGCAATGCCGTGCCCGTCTCAAAAACGGACGGCTCAATGTAAAGCTTAATGATCGCATCGAAGAAGCTTGGTGGGAATGGACGCACGCCGAGCATTGCACCGTATCGGGACGGCTCGACTGGAAAGGCGTCCAGGACCTCGCCGTCACGCATTGCGAACGCGACGGAGCGTTTCTCATCCAGATGCTCGAGGACAATGCCAACCCGTTCGGCTTTTCGCTCAAATTGTGGGATGTGACTTGGCTCGATCCGACGTTTAGCGTCACCGTGCCCGGACGCAACCGCATCCTGATGTCGATCGAGGTCGATGCCGACAATAAACCCGTCGCGTATTGGATGACCACGCCGCAGAGCGAGACCGAATACACGCCGCAGCAGACGCAGGTCAGATGGCGGATACCGGCCGAACAGATCATCCACGATTTCCCGAACCGCGTTGACGAATCGCAGGTGCAGGGCATACCGGGCATCGCTCCGGCATTGCTGCCGGCGAAAAATGCGTACAGCTACGAGGAAAGTGTCATCATGGCCGCCCGCCATTGCGTCAATGATTTTGCCGTGCTCAAAAACACGACGCCCGACGCAGATGCCGACTGGGACGGTGCCGAGAATGACGACGGTTCGCCAAATCATCCGCTGATCGATTCGGCTCCGCTGTCGATCACCGCATTGCTGCCCGGCTGGGAAATGGAGTGGCGTGACGCCAAACATCCGACGCAAAACCATCCGGCATTTTCGCAAACGCTCGCGACCAAGATCGCGGCGGCTCTCGGTGTGCCTTATTTTCTGCTGATCGGCGATTGGACGGCGGTCAATTTCAGCTCGTCACGCGGCGGGCTCGGCGAGTTTCGCGAACGGTGCCGCAGCTATCAATCATTTATCGCCACGACGCTCTGCCGCCGTGTTTATCACGCTTGGTTGCAGGCGGCTTGGCTCAAGGGCAAGATCGAAATGACGGCCGCCGAATATCAGGAATTGCAAAATCCGATCTGGCAGCCTCGCGGGTTTGACTACGTCGATCCGAAAAAAGATGTCGAGACCGATATCCTGCAACTGCAGTATCGCCTCAAAACGCCGTCGCAGATCGCACTCGAACGCGGCGAGGATTATCTCGACCAGCTCGAACGCTGGCAATCCGACGAACAGCTTGCCATGGCAAAGGGCCGCGATATCAACGCCATCTATTCGCCAAAGCAGATCGCCGCTCCGCCGGATAACGACGAGGGCGACGATCCGCCGGACGAACCGAAAAAACCCGCTAATGATACGGACGGCGAGGAATAATGTGAGGTAACTGACAGACACGCGAAAAAGCCCATTATTTTGGGCTTTTTCGTTTTAACGCCCACAATATGCGGTAGTTTTGCCCCCCCTAAAAATTATCTAGTTTGATTCTTTTTTATCTTAAAGGCGATGGATCAATTCCGTCGCCTTTTTTACTATGCCGCATGACGCTCTAACCAGAGATCAGGTGATCCGCAAAGCATTGAACGAAACGCACAAGCGGTCGTTCGTGATCGAGCGTGCCGAATCCGAATCCGACGACCGCACGGTCGAGCTCGCGTTTGCATCGGACACGCCCTGCGAACATTTCTCGTGGACGCTCTGGGATTTTATCGATGTCAAATTATCGATGGACGGATCGTCCATGCGGACCGAACGATTGACGAGCGGAGCGGCGTTGCTGGCAGACCACGACCCACGCGATCAGATCGGCGTGGTCGAGAGTTTTTCGGTCGATGCCGCAGACGGCAAGGCCCGAGCAAAGGTCCGCTTTTCAAAATCAGCCCGCGGCCAAGAGATCTATCAGGACGTTGTTGACGGCATCCGCCGAAACGTCAGCGTCGGATTTTCGATCCACAAACTTGTTCTCGAAGAAGAGAACGAAGACGGCAACGACCTTTATCGTGCCGATGATTGGGAGCCGTTTGAGCTTTCGATAGTTTCAATCCCTGCCGATATTTCAGTCGGCGTCGGCCGCAGTGCCGAATTCATTAAACCACAGTCGGAGTTAAACACTATGTCAAAAGAACTTGAAACGCCGGAAACTCCGGCTCCAGTAGAAACCGAGGTTCAGACCCGCACGGCGTCTGACGCTAACACCGTCGCGGACATCAATAATTTCAAAGCCTTTGGTGCGACATTTGGTTTCGCCAGAGAGGTCGAAGAGGCCGCTTTGGCAAATCCTGATTTCACCATGGCCGATGCCCGCATGCTCGTTCAGGATCTCCGAGCCAAAAAGCAGGAGATCGACAAACGGGTGTCGCCGGTCAGAGCGATGAACACCGAAGCTCAGACGCTCGGCAACGCCCTGATATCGAGCGAAGAGTATCGCAGCATCGTGCCAAAGGCGAACCAGAAACACACCATCCGGGTGCAGACTGACATCTTGCCGAGCCAGCTCGCTCGTGCCGCATACAGCGGTTCGACCGACGGACTGACGGGTTACGACCGCGTTCCCGGCATCGTCGAGCTCGGTCAACAGCAGCCGACGGTCGCTGACCTGTTTATGCAGGCACAGACCGACAGCCCGACGATCCGGTTCATGAAAGAAACGACCTTTACGAACAGTGCCGACACTGTTCTTGAGGGTGACGACAAGCCCGAGGGAACATTCGCCCTCGAAGAGGTCGATGTGTCGGTCCGCAAGGTCGCGGTTTACACCAAGGTGACGGACGAGACGCTCGAGGATTTCGCCCAGATCCGCCCCTACATCGACACCCGTCTTTCGTTCATGGTCCGGTCAAAGATCGACAATCAGCTTTTGAACGGCAGCGGCACCGCTCCGAACCTTGCCGGACTGCTCGGCACCTCGGGCGTCCAGACGGCAGAGATGACTTCAAACACCGCTCTCGAATTTGCCAAAGCATGCATGAACGCGATCACCAAGGTCCGCACGGTCGGATTCTTTGATCCCGACGCGATCGTCATGCACCCGAACGACTACGAGAAGCTCCGCCTCGCCGTTGACGGCAACAGCCAGTTTTACGGCGGCGGATTCTTCCAGGGCCAATACGGCACCGGCTACAACGATCCGAACTACCTCTGGGGCGTTCGCGTCGTCCAGACGACAGCGATCGACGAGCTCAACCTCGCAACGCCCGGAGCGTCGAACAAAGGCCCGATCGTCGGTGCGTTCAAGATGGGCGGTGCGGTGTTCTACCGCAACGGCCTCTCGGTCGAATCGACCAATTCGGATCAGGACGATTTCATCATGAATCTGACCACGATCCGCGTCGAGCAGCGTCTTGCGTTGGCGATCTATCGCCCGCTCGCATTCTGCCGCGTCATCAACGCTTCGTAAGCACACGGGGCGGCTTGATCGCCGCCCCTTTTTTCAAGGACTTTTTATGATCGCAGATCGAGATATTTACGCAGACAAGGACGGCAAGCTGACGGACGATCCTGACAAGTACGCGAGCCAGGTCGCGGTCAAGGGTTGCCATCTCGACGAGAGAATAGCCCGCCGGTTTGGCATCGCCGACATGCTCGTCTCGACAGCCGAGCCGCACGCCGTGCGAAGAGTTACTGGCCGAAATGCATCTTCCGTGCAGATCACCAAGGCCGCAGAACCTGAAG